GCCTGCGTGCTCGGAGTGCCCGCGAAGCCGTAGATCTGCACCCACGCCGCGCCTGTGTCGTAGTACATGAGCTGGTTGGTGGTGTCCACGAAGAGGCGGCCGACAGTCCCGAAGGCCGGACGGTTCGCGAAGATGTCCTGGTAGATGCTCGGGGTGCCGTTGGCGTTCGCCACCGCGCCCACGCTGGAGGCCGTCGGAGCCGACGGCATCGCGTGCTTGTGGTCATCCTTCGCCGGGGCCGTGCCCGTGCCATTGGAGGCCGTGTCGCCGAACGCCTGGGTGGACGCCACGTTGCTCGAAAGACTGGGCGTGCCATGCGTGTGGTCGTTGCGGGCCGCATCCGTGCCCACGCCATCGGACCTGGTCAGGCCGTAGGTGGTCTGGCCCGTCGAGACGCCGAACGTCATCGCCGAGCCGGTGCTCAGCGTGACGAAGGTCGTGCCGTTGTAGAAGCGCAGCGTGTTGTTGCCGGTGTTGTAGTAGATCTGCCCAGTCACCGGAGTGCCGGGATCACCCGCCAGGTTCTGGATGCGGGCGTTGCGCAGCTCCTGCTTCTGCAGGTCGGCGTAACTGACCAGGGTCAGTGCACCCTCGATGGTGACTGGGGCGTTGATGTACATGAGCTCTCCCTAGGACAGGTAGGCCTTGCCGCCGAAGGCAGCCAGGAAGTGAACCTCGAGGTTGTTCTCGTCCACGTACACAGTCTCCCCGAGTTGAGTGGTCCCTGCGCTGTCGATGGCCGTCACGTTTGGCTGGTAGCCCAGATTGTGCTGGATCGCCCAGACGACGTCCGGAATGGACTGATCGTGCACGTATGCCTGCGGCGCGGAGCCAGGCGGTCCCTGCGGGCCCATAGGCCCGGGCACCGTGGACGGTTCCCCCTGCGGACCGGGAATGCCCTGCAGGCCCGAAGAGGACACGATCACCACCGACGTCGATGTCTCGTCGATGATCACGCTCGACTCGTCAGCGGGGTAGACGGCCACCGCGCTCGGCTCAGGCGGGTAGACCACCACATCATCGTCAGACATCGCGCCTCACTCGCGCCTTCCCGCTGGCGACCTGCCCGAGCGGGCTGCCGAAGGAGTCAAGGTCGTCGTAGTCCCACTCGTACATCCCCACCTCAAGGACGCCTGTGTGGATCGGGGCCAGGAAGATCCGGATCAGGCCGGGATTCGTCAGCACCACCAGGCCATTGGCCACGCTGGCCAGCACGAATGGGACGCTGCCCGACTTCGTGGACACCAGCGACATGCGCCCGCCATGACCGGTGAGGTCGGCGGGAGCACCGTTGAGGTTCCACGTGAAACTCATGTCCCACGGCTTGCCCTGCCAGATCGTGATGTTGATCGGCACCGGAACGATCATGCGATCTCCTCCCATTCGTCGCTCACGGCGCGATCTCGTAGCGAACGATCACCAGACCGGCATTGCCGCCATACCCATAGTTGCCTGGCGCGTATGCGACTGACGACCCGGAAGTGTCCTTGCTCAGGCCGGGACCGTAGTAGGCGCCATTGCCGGGGATGATGTCGCCGCCGCTGCCGCCACCTCCAGCACCGCCGCCGGCCCGGTACTGATCACCCGACGGACCATATGTGGGGCTCGGCCCATAGGCTGTAGGAGCACCCGATGTGCCGTTGGATGAACCACCTGACACCGAGTAGCCGGCAACGCTGGAGCCACCACCGTTACTACCAAGACCATTCGGTCCTCCCACCACGACCGCATAGGCCTGCGCAGCCAGTACAACTGCAAGCTGCTGGAGCACACCGCCACCGCCACCGCCGTAGGTGTGGGTCAAGTACGACTCACCATCAGACCCACCACCTACCAGCAGCAGGTCGAATGGCTTCAGTGCGTTCAGTACCGTCAAGGTGCCGCCTGCAGAGAACGAATGCACTTGGTACTTGTGACCCGAGACAGTGCCGGCCTGACCGGCAGCAGTGAACGTGGTGATCGTTCCACCCGTGGCAAGGTTGAACGCTGCACGAGCCAGTCCGCTGATCGGGGCGTACAGCCCTCCTACTGATCCGCGCCGTGGCATCAGAAGTTCGCCAGCATCGAGCCGAAGCACACCCATGCGCCTGACTTGCGCACGAGGGTGAAGGAGAAGATGTCGATCTTGCCCGCACTCGAGGTAGGCGTCGGGGCACTGCCGCCAGCCCACTTGATCGTCTGGCCACTTCCAGCCACCTGCAGTGTGGCCGGGATGTAGCCCGTGGCCCCCTGCGTGCAGAAGACCGTGACCGTGATCGCCTGGTCATTGGTCGTGGGGGCGTTCGTGATGTTCAGCGTCCAGTTCGCCGTCGGGGCCGTGGTGATGTACGAGACGTTGGAGTTCGCCAGGTCGAGCGTCTCCACGTTCGTGGCCAGCGCGATGGTGGGCGCCGGCTCATAGATGCGGTTCGCCTTGGCAGCCAGGTCGGCCGTCAGGTTCGTCACATCGGACTCGGCGATCGTGCCCAGGTGGTGCACATGGTCGGCCTTCGAGGCCGCAGTCGCCGATCCAGGAGCGGCCGTCCCCGTGTTCTGCGGAGTGGCCGCGCTCAGCGCGGGGACAGCCACGCCGCCCACCTGAAGAGCCGTGGCATTCACCGTGCCCGTGATCGTGAAGTTGCCCGTGACCACGTCCCCATGGGCGTTCATCGTGTCGTCGGCGAAGTCCGAGAGGATCGCCTGCAGATCAGCAGCGTCAGTCAGTTCCGGCAGGGTAAAGGCCGATGACCGCCCGGCAGGGGTGTACTCCATGCGTCCTCCACGGTAGGGCTGCCACCCATGCTAACGGCGACGAAGGCCCCAAGCCCTCACCTCAGAGGTTGAACACGGCGATGTCGTCCGACGCTATCTGCACGGTGACGCCGCCGATGTCGTAGGCCACGTCCACGTCAGGCTTGGCATGGAAGCCCTCGAAGTCCTTCTTCGGATCCTCCGTCTTGGGCACGCCCTGCGCAGCAGCTGCCGGAGCCATGCGCATGGCCGCCCGATGGCAGATCGCCCCCGCAGCAACCTCGTCGGCGAGGTGGGAGTTCCAGCGCCCCGGCATGAACACCTCCTCGACTGTGGTGCCCTTGTGGGCGTCGAAGTCGGGAGTGGCACGCGTGGTCAGGTCGTAGACGCCCTGCTCCACGGCAGTGATGTACTCGGTCAGCAGGTTCGTCCTGTCCCGGCCGATCATCAGCACCTTCATGGTGCGCTCGTCGATCATGTCGTGGATGACATTGCCCAGGCCGGTGGCGTCATGGGCACTGACCGCCTGGTACTCGATGCACAGGTCGTTGAAGGCATCGATCATCGTGGGCCACGGCCGCCTGTTCCAGATCCTCAGGTAGACCACCTTCCATGGGCGAATATCCGTACGGATGACCCGGAAGACGGTCTTGTCGTGCTCCTTGGCCCAGTCAGCCCCTGCTGCGTAGGTACCCAGAGCATCAGGCTTCTCGAAGACCCACTCGTCGTCATCTCCCTTATGGGTCTCATCCACAGTCTCAGCAGCTCGGAAGTACTTGTTGAGCTTGGCCAGGTCGAACGCACGGCTTCCTCCTGCAGGCTCGCCCAGCTCGTACTCCACCCGGAACATCTCGGCAGGAACGCTCAGTCTCTTGCGCTCGATGAACTCCGGGCTCATCCACCCCGTGGGGTTGTCCTTGGACTTGATGACCTCCCGCCAGCACCAGGTGAAGATCGGCATCCCCTTGGCCTTGGCATCGGCCATCACCGTGGAGAACGTGCCCACGGGGTTCTGCCACGTGCTCGAGGCCACCACCATCTCGGGGATCTCGATGCCCCGGGCGTTGGGCTTCTCCATCGCCTGACCCATGGCGGCGTCGTAGACGTCCTTGTCCATCTCGTCGATCTCGTCCAGCAGCGTCATGTGCGGGTGAGGGCCGCGCACTGTCTTCTGGGAGGCGGGAAGCGGCCTGATCCAGTTGGACTCCCCGAACTCCAGCTCGGTCTGGATCTGCTTGGTGACCGCCTGCCGGGGAGCGTTCGGCTTGAGCATGAGGTTCTCCACATGCTCCTGCACGTTCTGGGACTGGGCCATGGACCCGCCCAGCAGGGTCACGTTGATCTCCAGCACCGCGGCCTTGACCAGGGCGAGCAGGGCCAGCATGTAGCTCTTGCCCGTGCCCCGAGAGCCGTACCACAGGGCGTAGTTGGGCTCCCTGGCGAAGTAGGCATGGGCGAAGGCGGTGAAGGGGGCCACGT